CACCGCGTTGCCAAAGACGGACTTTCAAACATCCGCCGGCTGCCCGAGCCGATCCCGGCAAAGGGGCAGCAGGGTCTATGGAATTGGGAACCGCCAGAAGACTGGAAATGCCCAATATGTGGGGATTTCGAGGTTGGCGGCGGGCTGTGCTTGGATTGTCAGATCGAACAGACAGAATATGCCTTTGAAGAAGGATTGATCTAGAAAAAATCCCCTGCAGTTCGCGGCTGCAGGGAAAAGTCGAAAGAATGTTCCTACACCAATGATATCACATGAGTGAGGTGTAGGGGAATTGGCGAAAAAAATCGAGCAGGTTGTGTTCCCGTGGGAAATTGATAGAGAAACCACCCGGCAGCGTGTCGAGGAACACCTGGAGACGGCCAGAGTGTACCGCCAGATCGGGTTCGTCCGCCGGGAAATGAAAGTCACGGCATCTCCTGAGCCGCGTTATCACGGACCGACCAACGCCGTCGGTAAGCCGGCCGAGGAGACCGCGGCCTGGAATGTGGACACCGAGCAGCGGATGAAAGAGATCACTGAACGGGTGGAGAAGGCCGTCAGCCGTTTGGGGAAGTTGGAGCGGCAGATCATTGAAAAGCGCTACCTGGAAGCCGAGGACGTGTACGACTACCACGTATACACCGAGCTGCACATGAGCGAGCGCAAATACTACAGGATGAAATCGAAGGCTATCTACAAGCTGGCGTTCATGTTGCGGTTGGAAGCATTCGTGGAACCCAAAGAGGAACGCCCGGCTTGAAAACGTGGCAGAAAAGTGGCAGAAAAAAGGCAGACTTTTGGCAGGAAAATGGCAGGCCGTTTGGAGCAGAACGTGTTATGATGGTAGCGTGGAAAATCAGATATACCGAACGGAGTCGCAGAAATGCGGCTCTTTTTTATTTTTCGTCCTAAGAGCTTATCAGATGTCAACAATGAAATATTAAAGCAATTCGCGGCAATGTCACCGAGAAATCGACAGGAACGGCAACATGGTAGGGCGTTTTAAACAGGAAAATCTCCCCTTTTGTCGAAGTATACAATTAAATTAATTCGAGCTTTCAATTTTTTAAATTCGGTTTTATGAGCGTCTCAGCCAATTATTTAGGGTGTGGTATGTAGTGAATGAGCTAATTAATCTTATAGAAAATTTTAGGAATGCACGGGATTGGAAGAAATTCCATAATCCTAAAGATCTAGCAATATCCTTAAGTTTGGAGGCAAGTGAACTGCTTGAACTGTTTCAATGGAAATCGAGTGAGGAAGCTCTTGAAGATATAGAACGCATTAAAGAAGAACTAGCAGATATTTTTTATTACACGCTTTTGCTAAGCCATGATTTGAATATTGATTTAAAGGAAGCACTAATTCAAAAAATGGAAAAAAATGAAAAGAAATACCCTGTAGATAAAGCATATGGTTCAAAAAAGAAATATACTGAGTTGTAGGGTGATAGAATGAATAGAGTCATATTGCAACCAGCAAGCAGTAAAGATGCCCAAGAACATTTTAAGAATACCATTGAAAATCCTGTGGATCTTGAAGTTATAAAAAACTTTGTGGAAGAGTTAGAGTATCAAACCTTGGTGGATATTTATGGAAAAAATTCAAAAATTCCTACTTGGGGGGTAACTCCTGGAGAATCGAACGTTAATGTAAATAAGTGGGGTCGCATTCGAGTTGGTGATGTTACACTTTTTACAGCAAAAGGTGAAATTTTTGCTTCAGGAGTTGTTACATATAAGATTCAAAATCGTGATTTAGCGAATCAGTTATGGGGAAATGATGCAAAGGGACAGACTTGGGAGTACATATACTTCTTAGATGAGATTAAAAAGCTTTCAATACCTTACATAAATTTTAACAGGGTAGCAGGGTATAAGGATAACTATGTAGTTCAATCGTTCAATGTTTTGGATGAAAAGAAAAGTGAACAAGTTCTGTCTGCATTCAACTTGATGAGTGATGTTTATCTACCGGATGTAACGGAAGAAGAGTATTCAGAAATTATTTCAAAATTTAACACTAAAGATAATTTGGATAAACGGAGTGTAGGAATAGTACGAAGTGAACAATCTTTTTTACGAAAACATCTTTTTGGACGTAAAAAGGTTGGAAGGTGTGGAATTTGTAATCAAGAGTACCCTGTGCAGTATTTGTGGGCGGCTCATATCAAAAAACGTTCGGAATGTACTAATGAAGAGAAGTTGGATTACAAAAATATAGTCATGCCGATGTGCAAGTTTGGATGTGATGAATTGTATGAAAAAGGAGAAATTGCTGTAAAAGATGGTAAGGTTGTAAGAACAAAGGCCACAAAAACAACTCTTCCAGTTGAACAGTACATACAAAAAATCATCGGTAATCGGTGTGAATATTGGAACGAGAATTCCGCACCATATTTCCTTTGGCATTATGAAAAAAACATTACTTAACCATTCATACTGTTTGGACATGTTTCAATAGCTCTTTTGCGCAGATCTCAATGGTCTATTGTGATATGGGAAACAAGATACTTTGTTAGGGTCGCATTTATGCGGCTCTTTTTTTGTTGGGGGAATGTCAATGTATGCACTGAAAAATTACGCCGCGCTAAAGCGAGCTGAGCAGCAGCGGCCGAAGCAACCGGCGAAGTGCCAGGGCTGTGTATGGGGCCGCTGGGAGGGAAGAGTGCAGTATTGCAGCCGGCAGGCGTGCGTGCGCTAACCACGCACGCGGAATTCGCAATTTCGCCGCATGTAGTAGGCGCCGTTGATTTTGACAGCATTGGCCGTTATGAGCTCGATGCAGCCGCCGGGATCGAGGATTTCGCCGTCCTGCCAGACTTCGACGTCCCAGCCGAACCAAACAGCGTGGTCGAAGTCGGCGTCGGTGCGAAGAACGGTTCCGCGTTTGTACATCGGAAACACCTCCCACACTGGTTCGACAGAAAGAAGGGAAACCCTTCCGCTTGTCGAAGTATGACGTAAGGGAGGGGATGATGAGGATGGCGCTGTACGACGGAAGGCGCGAAGTTTCGGAGGAAGAAGTCTTTGAAAAAGTGAGGGATTTTTACAATCAAGCCGGTCAGGCGATGGATTATTGGAACAAGGGAGATAAAAAAATTGCACTGGACTTAGCGAGAGCTTTGAGAAATTCATTGCGTGAAGAGTACAAAAACAATGATTTAGGACGAATCGAAAAAATCTATGGTGAGGACAGGAATTTTATAAATTATAGGGCAGCTGTCCACGAAGCATATGCTTCTATTTCGGGACAAATGACCTTTCAAAATACGTATTCGTTCTTATATGACGTTCAATATTACATGAGGCACTACTTCCCTAAAATAAGGAATAGTCAGGCACCCTAACCAGTGCTTTTTCTTTTACCTAAAACGAAAAACCGCGGGCGAAACCCGCGGCTTTCGACCGGTGCTTCCGGATTTGCCTCCCATTATATCATGGATTGGCGAGAAATGGAAGATGATGTATGATGGTGGTGGGAGGCGGTAATATGTCAAAAACACGAAGAATTGATCACAATCCAAAAGATGTTTTTATTGAAACTTTAGTTAAAACTGTGAACGTGACAGAAAGTTTTCCGCTACAAGTAACTTTAGTAGTTGGTGGAACCATTATTTCGGGCAAACTTATTTCAGGAAAGGAATGGTCGGAAGAAAACGCAAAATTGTATGACTCTATTATACCTAGTTTTGCGAAATTACTAAGAAAATTCGGGGACAAATGGTATGGAGATATTGCAAAAGAAGCAACAGAATATGAGATGATACATCTTAAAGATGCCAAAATACAATTTGGATCCAGTTTGATTGATCTGAAATTTTGGAGGGGCAGGATAAGATCGATTGATGGTTTTGCGTTTGGCGAGCTAGAAATAAAAAACACTTAAAATTAACACCCGATTTAGGGTGTTTTTATTTTCCCATTTTCATTGTGAGGTGGTGGTCAATGTGAGTTTGACACCAAAACAGCAACGCTTCGCTGACGAATACCTGATTGACCTGAACGCTACACAGGCGGCGATTCGGGCCGGGTACAGCCCAAAGTCGGCTGAGCAGCAGGGAAGCAGGTTGTTGAGCAATGCGAAGGTCCGCGCGCACATAGACCAACGCATGGCCGAACTTTCGCGGCGCACTGGCGTCACCCAGGAGCGCATCATCCGCGAGCTGGCGCGCATTGCCTTTCTGGATCCGACGCAGGTCGTCGATATGGAGAAGGCCGAACTGCTCAAGAATGCTTCAGAAGATGACAAAGCGGCAATCGCCGGCGTGAAAGTGAAGACGATCCCGACCCAGGAAGGTTATGGCGTCGAACGCGAGATACGATTCCACGACAAAATCAAAGCTCTGGAGCTGCTCGGCAAACGCTTCGGCATGTTCATTGACCGCCAGCAGGTGGAAGTACAGGGCACCGTGCAGATTGTCGACGATGTGCCGCGTGATCAAAAATGACGACGGTTCGGCTGACTAATTTAATAGCGCCATCGTTCTTCGGCGTGCATCACGCGATCAAAAACGGCGACGCAACACACTTCCTGCTTTCCGGAGGCCGCGGCAGCACGAAATCTTCGTTTGCGGCGGTTGAGATCATCTTCGGCATGATGCGCGATCCCCAGGCAAACGCGGTCGCGCTGCGGAAGGTCAAGGACACGATTCGGGAGAGCGTCTATGAGCAGCTGCTGTGGGCGATCGAGAAGCTCGGCGTCATGCACTTGTGGCGGACGAGCGTGTCGCCTATGCGGTTGACATATCTGCCCACGGGTCAGACTGTTATTTTCCGAGGGGCGGATAATCCGCGGAAGGTCAAGTCCGGGAAGCTGCGTCATGGTTACGTGAAGTTCATCTGGTACGAGGAAGCCGACGAGTTCTCGATCGAAGACATACGGACAATCAACCAGACATTCATGCGCGGCGGCGACAGCTTCCGCGTTTTTTACACGTACAACCCGCCGAAGAGCCGGAAAAGTTGGGTGCATGAGCAAAAAAACAATCCGCCGGCCGGATGGTTCGTCCATCACAGCACCTACTTGGGTGTGCCGCGGGAATGGCTCGGCGAACAGTTTTTCATCGAGGCGGAGACGCTGCGGCAGCGTAACGAACTGGCCTACCGACATGAGTACCTGGGCGAGGACGTCGGCACCGGCGGTGAGGTATTCCGCAATCTCACGCTGCGCCGGATCAGTGACGAAGAGATCGCCAGGTTTGATCGGATCAAGCGGGGTCTTGACTTTGGTTTTGCCTCACACCCGACGCACTACGCGGTCATGCACTTCGACGCCACGCGGCGCCGGCTTTACATCTTCCACGAACTGCACAAGGTGGGGATGTCAAACCGAGCGCTGGCGGAAGCAATCAAAACCGAGAACAAGTCAAACGCCCGCGTGACGGCTGACAGCGCCGAACCGCGGACAATCAACGAGTTACGAAATCTCGGCGTAAACATCGTCGGGGCGAAGAAAGGCCCCGACAGCGTGGAATACGGGATCAAGTTCCTGCAGGACCTGGAGGAGATTATCATCGACCCGGTCCGCTGTCCGAATACGGCGCGCGAGTTCGAAGGGTACGAGCTCGAGCCGGACGGGAACGGCGGCTGGAAGGAAGGTTTCCCGGACCGGGACAACCACAGCATCGACGCGGTGCGGTATGCGCTGGAAAGCGAGATTCGCGGTCCGGCCATCAGCTTCAAGTGACAGGAGGTGACCACGTGACGCCAGAAATGCAACGCATTACATCGATCCTCGAGGCAGGTGCTGCAGCCGCGATGACGCTGGATGAGATCATCCGGCAGGAAGTACATGACTGGATGGCGTCGTCGGAACGTAGGTGGATGCTGACCGGACAGCGGTATTATGTCGGCGATCAGGACATCCTGCAGCGCAAGCGCATGGCGATCGGTGAGAACGGCGAGCTGATCGAGGTTCAGAACCTGGCCAACAACAAATTGGTTCACGCGTTTGTGCGTAAGCTCGTCGACCAAAAAATCGGCTACCTTCTCGGGAAGCCGCTGAGCATCCAAACTGAAAACCAGCAATATTTGGACCTGTTGAACGAAATTTTCGACAGGTCTTTTTTGCGTCTGCTGAAGAACCTCGGGAAGGAAGCCGTGAACAAGGGAAGGGCCTGGCTGCACGTCTACTACGACGAGGAGGGCCGGCTGTCGTTCAAAAAGATCCCGTCCGAGGAAATCATTCCGCTTTGGCGCGACGCGGACCATACGCAGCTGGACGCAGTCATCCGGGTGTACGAGATTGAGGCGTATGAGGGAAAACGGAAAAGGATCATCACAAAGGTCGAATTTTGGGACACAACCGGTGTGCGTCGGTACGAGCTCGACAATGAAGGTCTGATCCCGGATGTGGAAGCTGGTGAGGCCGGCGGCCATTTCGTCGTCGTTCAGAATGGCCAAGAGCAAGGGATGAATTGGCAGCGCGTCCCGTTTGTGTGTTTCAAGTACAACGACGAAGAGCTCCCCTTGATCCGGGCTGTGAAGTCGCTGGTCGACGAATACGATGCCAGAACGTCCGACCATTCCAACAACCTGGAGGATCTGCCCAACAGCATCTACGTGTTGAAGAACTATGATGGGCAGGATCTAGGCGAGTTCCGCCGCAACATGTCCCTTTATCGGGCCGTGAAGGTGAGGGACGAGGGTGGCGTCGATACGCTCGATCTCAAAATTGACACCGAAGCGACCGAGAAGCATCTGGATCGACTTCGGAAAGACATTTACGAGTTCGGCCGCGGGGTGGACACGCAGTCGGAGCGGTTCGGAGGCGACCGTTCGGGCGTGGCACTCAAGTTTCTGTACGCGGACTTGGATATGGACGCCAATATCATCGAGACGGAGTTTCAGGCGTCGCTGGAGCAACTCATGTGGTTTGTCAATGCCCATCTGATCAACACGGGCGCCGGCGACTTCTCGGATGAGAAAGTCGAGTTCGTTTTCAACCGTGACATCCTGATCAACGAGACCGACGCGATCACGAACATCCGCAACAGCGTGGGCATCCTGTCCGATGAAACGCTGGTCGCCCAGCATCCGTGGGTGACGGACGTGCGGGAGGAGCTGGACCGGATCCGGCAGGAACGAGCTGCCGCGCTGCAGCTGCCTGACGGCTACGATCAGCCCGGCGAACAACAACCGAAAGACACCGGTGAGTTCGCATGAAACCGGCCGAATACTGGCGTCGCCGCAGCGAGGAGGTCGCCGCCCGGCAGTATGCGAAGGCCGACGCCTATCAGAAAGAGCTGGCGCGGGAGTATACCCGGGCGACGGAGGAGATTCGCCGGGCCATCGAGGTGTTCTATCAGCGCTATGCGATCAACGGCGAAGTCAGCATGGCGGAGGCGCGTCGGCAGCTGTCCGGCAGCGAGCTGCACCAGTTCAAGATGACATTGGAGGAGTTCACGGCCAAGGCCAAAAACAACGCTGATGGTCGCTGGACGAAGCAGCTGAATGAAGTCTACTATCGGGTCCGCGTGAGCCGCTACGAGGCGCTGCTCACCGAGATCCGGCAGGTGGTCGAGCTGCTTGCCGGCAGCCGGCAGCGCCGCACCGGGGAGCTCCTCGGTGACATCTACGAGGACACCTACTACCGGACGATCTACGAGATCCAGCGCGGGACCGGGTTCGGTATCACGTTTGCGAAGATCGACCGGGACGCGTTGGAGACAGTCCTCGGGACGCAGTTTGCCGGGTCCAACTGGTCCAAGCGGATCTGGGGGGACCGGGACAAGCTGATCGGCGAGCTGCGCACGCGGCTGGCACAGGCGTTCATCCGCGGCGAGTCCGCGGACCGAACGGCGCGCGAGCTGGCGGACCGGATGCGCGTGTCGCTGTCGAACGCCGAGCGCCTGGTGCAGACGGAGACGGCGTTTTTCGTCGGGGAGGCGACCGCCGCCGGATACAAGGCCAGCGGCGTCGTGCACAAGTACGAGTTCCTCGCCACGCTGGACAGCCGGACGTCCGAAGTCTGCCGCAGCATGGACGGCCGTGTGTTCGCGCTGTCCGAGCGCGAGGTCGGGGTGAACTACCCACCGCTGCATGCGCGCTGCCGCTCCACTGTCGTGCCGTACTTCGACGACGAGATCGACCCGGGTGAGCGGATTGCGCGGGATGAGGATGGGCAGACGTATTACGTGCCCGGCGATATTTCATATCAGCAATGGTACGAAAAATACGTGCAGAATCAGAACAATGACAGCGGCGGATCGCCTCGTAGCAAAGACACATTCAAGCCCGCCCAATCGATCAAAGAAGCCGAGAACTTTGCGATCAAGGAACTTGGCTTCACGTCGGTAAAATATGACGGTTTGGACTTGGTAAGCGTCAATACGCTGAACAGTGTGATGCAGAAGGTCTTTGATCGCTATCCAAAAATTAAAGGTTTTGCAAGCGAGATTGAAGCGGTGGACACAGATAAATTTGTGGCACAAGCGGTATTGCAATATGCAGGCGGGCAGGTATCGGCAGGATTGAAGGTATCGACAAAATATTTCCAATCTGCTCAAATCGATGATATAATTAAAGCGTCTGTGGATGCCAAACATTGGCCTGAAGGATCAAATCCAAAATCGATCTTCATCCACGAATTTGGTCATCTGCTTGAGTACGCTTATGGGTTGAAAGCGCGCGGCTTGTGGGTTGGAGATATTTCATCTTTTGATGATCTGCAAATCGCCTGGTCGAGCATCGAACAAGGTATATTATCCAAAGAAATTCGAGAGCAGGCGCTTAAAAACCTTGGGATCACAGATACACCTGAGAACGTCAAAAACGAACTGAGCAATTACGCCAATTTGAACAGTAAGGAATTTTTGGCGGAGTCCTTTGCGGAAGCAGAAGGCACACCAAAACCCCGGAGGCTCGCCGTTGAGGTGATTCGGATTCTCCGGGAGAAATTGAAGGAGGTCGGATTGCTTTGATACCATTCATACCGCCGAAGTTGGCGCCATGGATCGAATTTGGAAATGGCACCGTGAAGTTAAAAGATGGCGCGCCGGATGAAGTAAAACCGTTATTTGAAAAGCTGAAAGCCGACTTGCGAAAAGGGCAGGACGATATGCTGCGAATGAAATAAGGAGCACTCTCGAACTAAAATCGAGGGTGCTTTTGTTTTGGCTGAAAGCGAGGTGATCCTGTTGCCTGTTGGCCAATATAAACGCAGCTCGTACTGCCAGGCGATCCAGTTCACGTCGGCCGACCCGGCGCACGTGCAGGAAATCATTGATTTCGTCGGCCTGCCGATCTCGATCGACTACGAGAAAGACGGCAGGATCAAGCTGCGCGTGATCCGCGGTGCCCTCGATGTGGTTGTCGCCTACACAAGCGATTACATCGTGAAGCACGCGGACGGAAAGCTGGAAACGGTGAAACAGGCGGATTTCGAAGCGGAATATGAACCCGTGGGCTCCGGATGAGACTTCCGGGGCCCAAATTTGTACCCCACGGCCGGGGTATATCGGCCGGACACCAGCAGCGGCTCGAACCGCTATACAAATTCGGAGGGTGGTCACAGTGGATTGGTTGAAAGAAATTCTGAAAAACGCCGGAATTTCGGATGAGACCATCGAAAAGGTTGATGCCGAGGTCCGGAAGGAGTTGCCGAAACACTTTGTCCCCAAAAGCCAATACAACGACGTTTCCGAAGCCAGAAGGAAGGCCGAGGAGGCGCTGGCTGAAAGGGACAAACAGCTGGAGAGCCTGAAAAAATCTGCGGGCGACAACGAGGAACTGAGAAAGCAGATTGAGGCGCTCCAGGCTGAAAACAAAGCCGCCAAGGAGAAATACGGGGCGGAATTGAAGGATCTTCGCGTGACGACGGCCATCAAGCTGGCGATTGCCGGCCAGGTCCACGATCCGGATCTGGTGGCCGGTCTCCTGGACAAATCGAAAATCGAGCTCGACGACGCCGGGAACATCAAATCCGGTCTCGATGAGCAAGTGAAGGCCCTGCGCGAAAGCAAGGCTTTTTTGTTCGTCCAGAAAGAGGACAAGGGACCGCAATTCAGGGGCACCACGCCGGCGGATGGCCGCGATCAGGGGGCTGTTGGGATCAAAAACCCCTGGAGCAAGGAGCATTTTAACCTGACCGAGCAGGCCCGGATACTTCGCGAGAATCCGGAGCTTGCTAAACAACTTCAATCCATTGCAGGAGGCTGATGATTCGTGACGACTCGAATCGCTGACGTCATTGTTCCCGAGGTGTTTAACCCGTACGTCATTCAGCGGACGATGGAACTGTCCGCGATCTTCCAGTCCGGCATTGCGCAGCGGACACAGGAATTCGACAGGCTGGCCAGCCAAGCCGCCAAGACGGGGAATATGCCGTTCTGGGG